GAAAGTGGACATTATAGCATGAAGCGTTTATGTGGATTGTTATGTGTAATAGCGTTATGCGTTACCATGTACCACAACTCGTTCAGTGAGGAGCACACTGCACCATCAACTATATTAGTAGAATCAGTAGCATTGTTGGCTTTTGGTTGTCTTTCATTAACGAGTGCAGAAAAGATTTTAAAAAAGAAAGATGGAGATTCTGTTGAATAAATATGGCATACGTTTATAGGCATATTAGGTTAGATAAAAATGTACCTTTCTATATTGGATTGGGTACAGATTCTAATTATTCTAGGGCATACCAAACAAAAAGCAGAAATAAGCACTGGCATAACGTAATTAAAAACTGTGAGTATAAAGTTGAAATTATGTTAGATAACCTATCTTTTGACGAAGCATGTACAAAAGAAATAGAAATGATAAGTATGTATGGTAGAATAGATACTTGTGGTGGTACTCTTGTTAATTGGACTGATGGAGGTCAAGGCACTTTAGGATGGAAGCATAAAATACCATATTGGAAAGGAAAATCATTGCCAGAATCCATGTGTAAAAATTTATCTGAATTAGCTAAGTTAAGGATTGGAGAAAAAAACCCATTTTATGGAAAGACTCATTCTGAAGAAACAAAAGCAAAACTTAGACAAAATAGATTAGGTAGCACACATTCTGAAGAAATTAAACTTAAAATAAAAAAGTCTTTAATTGAATCTGATGCTTTTAAAAACAGAATTGTTTCTGTTAGGTATGGCTCAGATAATCCTAACTCTAAAAAAGTAATTAATATAGAGACTGGAGAAGTTTACGATAATGTTAGAATTGCGTCAGACATTAATAAGATAAGCTATGGCAAATTGAGGTCTTATTGTCAGGGTAAAGTTAAAAGCATTATTAAATGGAAATATTTAGAAAATATTTAAGAAATGAAACTATCAGAGAATTTAGATTTGTCAGAAGTGACTAGAAGTGAATCTGCTAAAAGAAGTGGTATAGATAATATGCCAACAGAAAAACATCTAGAAAGCTTAAAATTACTAGCAACTAATATCTTTCAACCAATTAGAGAACATTTTAAAGTTCCAATACATATAAGTTCAGGATACAGAAGTGAGAAGTTAAATAGACTTGTTCCTGGTACATCATTAACGAGTCAACATTGTTTAGGTGAAGCTTTAGATATTGATATGGATGGTACAAAAATTAAGAATAGTGAAATCTTTAAATACATAAAAGATAATTTAAATTTTGATCAGCTTATATGGGAATTTGGTGATGATGTTAATCCTTCATGGGTACATGTAAGTTATAAAGCTAACGGTAAACAACGTAAACAGATCCTCAAGGCAACTAAAGTGAGAGGAGAAACTAAATACACATCATACAAATAAAACCATGCCTAAAAAATCAACACCTGTTAAAACCTCTCAGAAGGTAGTTTTTGGTAAAAGACGTGAAGGTAAACACGCTAAAAGACTTAATAAACATTCATCTCCTGCTTCTAAATATAGAGGTCAAGGTAGATAATTAATTTGATTATTATTTTATAATTAGTTTAGTTATACTAAATTATTGTAAAACATTAATTGTTACAATAAACATCATATTTTTGTATAATGGGTATACCTAATAAACAAATAGGCTGGAGCCAAGAATCTAATCTACTATGGCAAGTAGCTTCTCAATTAGAGAAGCTTACATGTGTTACATGTAATATTATGGGTACTAGTGGAACTTCTGGTACATCTGGATATGATGGAGATAGATNTAGAACTACATCCACTACTGAATTTACATTAGGTGTAAGTACAACAATTGTTGTAGAACCTGGATTGGCTTATACACCAGCTCAAGATATTATTATAACATATAATGTTGGTAATCATCAAACTTGCACTGTTGTAAGTTATGACATTAACACTGGTGTAATGGTAATTGGTTCTCCTGTTACAGTTACAGGAAGTGGAACATATTCACTATGGACTGTTAACTTAGATGGAGCAGCTGGTGGAGATGGTTCTTCAGGAACTAGTGGTACTTCAGGAGTTAATGGAACTAGTGGAAGTTCTGGTAGTTCAGGAACTAGTGGTGTGTCTCCAAGTCTTCCAATATCAGTAAATTATGGACTATATGCTCAAACAGCTAATAGCACCATTGTTACAAATACAACAGCTGAAACAACAATTATTGGTACAGGAGTTGGTACATTAAGTGTACCTGCTAATGGTTTTACTGTTGGTGACACTTTTAGAGCAATTCTTGGTGGTGTTATGAATGCTGATAACAATCAAACTATTAGAATTAAAGTGAAATCAGGATCTGTTATTCTTTTAGATAGTGGTGTTCAAAATCTTGGAAGTGCTGTTACAGATGATGTGTGGTCTTTGAATATTGACTTTACAATTAGACAATTAGGAGCTGCTGGTGTAGCATCAATTGTATCTTTAGGTAGTTTCCATTATACAAAAACTAACAATGCTTCTGTTCAAGGATTTGGATTTAATGTAGCGAACAACACAACATTTAACACAACAATTTCTAATACATTAGATATAACAGTGCAATGGGGAGCTGCTAGTACAGGAAACAATATATATAGTGATGTTTTTGTATTAAATAAAATATATTAAAATATAAATAAAATGAAAATTCCAAACAGACAAATAGGTTGGAGTCAAGAAAGTAATTTGTTATGGCAAATCAGTAAACAATTAGAACAGCTTATTAAAGTGACAGCTAATCTTACTACCACAACAACTACAACTGCAGCACCTACAACAACAACCACTACCACTCTCTAATTAAGAGAGTAACTAAAACCAACTACATATATGAAGAAAGAACTTAGATTTCTTTGTGCCCAACCAGATGACACCTATTACACATGGCAGGTGCATTTATGGCTTGAAAGTTTAAAAAAACTTGGACACTCAGATAAAGCCACTGTATTAATATACATCCCAGACTTCAGAGAAAAGAATACTAGATGGGAACAAGTTATTAACCTATATCCAGAAACAGAATTTGTTTTCTATAAAGATGTAGATAAAGTGAGTAGGCTTTTAGGTATCTATATACCAATCATTAGACCTTATGTTCTAATGAGATATTTTAGAGACCATCCTGAAATGAAAGATAAAGCTGTATTCTATTGCGATAGTGATATAGTTTTTACAGAGAAATTCAATGTTGATAAGTATATAGATGATGATGTTAGTTATCTATCAGATACAAACAGTTATATTAATGCTTCATATTTTGATAGTAAAATAAAAGATGTTCTTCCAGATAAATTGGAAGCTTATAAAGAAAGAGACATACTACAAGAGATTACATCTATAAATGGTATATCAAGAGAAATAGCAGAAGCTAATAACTTACATTCAGGAGGAGCTCAATATCTATTAAAGAATGTAGATGAACAATTCTGGAGTGATGTAATGACAAGTTGTTTACTTATCCGTACACACTTAAGAAACATCAATCAAGAGTTCTTTCAAGATGAGAATAAAGGATTTCAAAGTTGGTGTGCTGATATGTGGGCTGTTCTTTGGAACATCTGGAAAAGAGGAGGACAAACAATAAACACTCCAGATATGGAATTTGCTTGGAGCTCTGATCCTATTGAGAAACTTGAAAGAACAACTATATTACATAATGCAGGAATAACTGATCCATTTATGGGAGGAAGTTATCCAGCTTTTTATAAAGGAACATATCACACTGGTAAAGATCCATTTGATGATCCTCATTTAGAAATAGTTAATAATAATGAAGAAACTAAAAAACGTTGCAATCATTATTATCTACAACAACTTCTTGAATTAAAGAAGAAATACAACCTTAAATATGAATAAAGATTTTGTAGCCCTGGTTGCTAGAAGTCTTGCTTAATTTATATAAATAAAGAAAATTTTTATTCACAAATTAAAAAAAAATTAAAAATGGCAAATGGTAACAATCAACGCTTAAAAGCGTATGTAAGATTTGATGGAACTGGTAGAGTGGTAGCAGGGTCTCTTATTCTTAGAAAAAATAAACCTAAAGTGGGTAATTGGCAAGAAATTACAGCATACGAATGTTGTAATTATACCACCACCACAACTACTACAGTGGCTCCTACAACTACTACAACCACTACAACTGTAGCTCCTACAACTACTACCACCACCACTATAGGAGGATAAAAACTATGGCAAAATCATTCTTTCCAGAAGAGATGATGAAATTATCATCCTCTGAAGAATTGACATTAGAAACTATAGCTGGAAAGCTTACATATTTTCATGAGCAATTACATCTATTGCATTGGCAAACAACTTCGTATGCTACACATCAAGCTTTAGGAGGATTGTATGATTACGTACATGATTTTAAGGATGGTGTTGTAGAGAAGCTTATGGGATATTTAGGTAAACGTCCTGGTGTTTTCAAAATAGAGCCTCTATCTAATGCATCCTCTATGGATGTTGTAAAAGATTTAGGTATGTTTGCTTCTGATTTAAAAGCATATGGTGAAGCTAATCGCTTTCATGACATATGTAACTTAGCAGATGCACTATCTGGAGAAGCAGCTAAAACTAAATATCTATTAACACTTTCTTAGAATTGTGCAAATAAGTGAAAAGTTATTGTGCAAATAAATAAAAAGTTTTTTCCAGAAATACTTCCAGATAATGAAGAAATGTATTTCTCTCATTTAGAAGGAATAATAGATTCAGTAGATGAACTATCTATATTAGAAATAACTAAAGGGCCTAATGCTTATATATTTAGACTGGCACCTAGTTTACCTAAATATAACGAAATGTTACTAGAGGAAATATTAAAGTTTCACAACATGTTTCAAATTAAATTAGACTTATCGAAAAGCATTAAAGCATCTGCTACCATCTCTTTTCAAATAATTCTTGACAATTAGTATATTTACAAATTAAAACCAAAAACTATAATTATGTCAAACAACGTTTACAACCCAAACAAAAAGTACACATGGGGTCCAGAGGATCAATTCAGTCTTAAAGGTGATGAATTTGGTCTTATTTTAAATAGCCTTAGAGCTGTATTAGGAACACCAGAAGCTAGTAGAATTATGTTGGCTCACCAAGCTAATGAAATCATTGAAAATATGGTGAAACGAGCTGTTGAAGCTGGTGTTGCTGTAGAAATTAAAGACTAAAGAAATGGCAAAACAAATGTTAAAACGTGCTGATGGTTCTGTTTCTCAAAGAGGACTTTGGGATAACTTGAGAAGTAAAGCTGCTCAAAATAAAAAGTCAGGAGCTAAACCAAAAGCTCCTACTAAAACAATGTTGTCTCAAGAAAANAANATCAAANNTAAAGGAAAATGATACTGGCTATTAGTGATGAGTGTAAACAAAAATACTTCTCTGAAAAGAAAAAGGGAGGGGTTGTTTATAAAATTACTAATAACATTGATGGTAAGTTTTATATAGGCAGTACAAATAATTTAATAAAAAGATATTACACTCATATTTATGATATACGTTCTGGTAGAAACACTTGTGTTAAACTAATTAGAGCAGTTAATAAACATGGAGAAGATAACTTTAAATTTGAGATTGTTTGTGAGTGTTCTACTAATGAAATTCTAAAAACTGAACAACAGTATATAGATAATCTTGATCCACATTACAATATTGCTAAGATTGCTGGAAGTAATCTTGGTATCAAAAGAACAGAGGCAGTAAAGTTTAAAAAATCTATATCTCAAAAAGAAAACTGGAAAGATAAAACTTATAGAGCTAAGCATTTAGAAAACTTATCAAAGAATTGGAAAATTGGTTCTAATCATAAAATGGCTAAACTTACAGAAGAACAGGTCATTGAGATTAAGAAACATCTAGCAAATAGTCTTCTACCTAAACAGGTAGCAGATAAACTTAAATTGAGTTATCACTCTATAAAAGATATTCATAGAGGTAAAACTTGGAAACATATTACAATATAAAAAAATAATGATCCATGAATTTACTAATAGGATAGAAGTAATTACCCCAAAAGGGGATGGAATAATACTTTATTTAATAGACTATGGTCACGAAACTGATACCATCTACACTATTATAATAAATGCTACAGGAGAGCTGTGGCAATATGCTCATAAAGATATAATTGTTAAACCTAACATAACATTCAGAAGATATGAAAAAAGTTAAAAAAATGCAAGGTGGGGGAAAACTTAGTATGAGTAGTCCAGATTCTCTTTACAAATCTATACAACTAAAAAGAGATTCTCTTAATAAAGCTCAATCAGATTTTAAAAAAAAATCTGAAGAAAAACAAAATATTTTAAAATCTAAATTTCAAATAGCTAAAACTAAAATGGAAAAAGGTAAAAAGAAAATGCAAAATGGTGGAAGTCTATCTGGACTTAAAGCATCTACCAAAAGAGTTGGTCCTGTAGATCCTAAAGGTGCTTGGACTAAAGTACAAGAACGTACAATAGCTGGTGCTAGAGGTAAAGCTGTATTAAAGAAAGATAAAGAACTTGATGCTTCTGCAATTGAAAGAAAACAAGCTGGTGGTGGTAAGATGAAAAAGAAATAATCATGCCAAAGGCTAAGGATAAAAATTGGATACAGAAAGCTACAGCCTCTATTAAAAAAAGAGGAACTAAGGGTAAGTGCACTCCGATAACAAAGAAAAGTTGTTCTGGCCGAGCTAAATCTTTAGCTCTTACATTTAAAGCTATGGCTGCTAAAAGAAAAGCTAAATAATGGCAAATATTAAGAAAGCAGGTCCTTGGAATCCACAGAAAGCAACAGCTTATGTTGGTAAAGGTGTTCTTAGAAATGGTGGTGACACTATTCCTGCTATCAAAGGAGCCATCACACCTGTTCCTAATGGTCCTCTTATTAAAAAGAAAGGACCTTTTAAAGGAAGCACATTAAAGAATGGTGG